AGCAGGGGTGTCAACGCCTCCTCCGCTTCCTACTACATTATCCCACGTCTGTCCTGTGCCTTCCCATCCTCGGGGAGTTATCCCCTTCAGGCGAGCCATGTCTGGATGGGCTGTGACTCCATGGTTCTTAACCAAGTGGACAGCACCACGTTCATCCTGCTTCAATACCTCCACAGCGTTGGGAGGTAGCTTGGCAAACTCTCGGTTGACAGCATTCCATTCATCAAGAGTCAGCTGGGTATCTCCCGCCTGCTTCACGCCACGGTCTCGCGCAAAGGCCACGGCTTCGTCGATCGTCTGGGCATTCTTGAACCCAGCCAGTGATGTCTTGGCTTCCTTGCGCACCGTGGGCTTAGCAGCTTTAGTAAGGGGAGAAGGCAGCCGTGGGCCCTCCGTCTTCTGCTCAAGGTCTCGCCAGACAGCCAAGAACCCAGGAATTAATCTCTCGCCGCTTCACGAGCTGCTTCTCAGACAGCTTCCGCTTCCGCCACGTATCCATGTAGAACTCATACTGCCACTCACCTAGCCAATCTTGCTGGCTTTGCGATGCGGACACTTGCGTTTGTATGTTGTTGGCATTTGGTGTTCCTCTATTACAGTTATAACGTTCGCGGAGCACGCGGATATTGCGGAGATAATCGCGAGGTAATCGTGTCGTGTTCAGCGTTGTGCATCCCTGGGCTAGAGGGGGCGAAAAAGCGGGTAAACGGGTCCAGGGGTTTTCAGTATTTGCCTACCCCTGGTAACGGGTAAACCGGAGACCCCCTCTCTCTCTTAAAACTTCACCGAGGAGAGAGGGATACAGCACGGTTTACCCGCCACCACAGCGGGTAGTGCATACAGGGACAGGGATTAATTTAATAGTTTAACCCCCTCGGCCCCCTAATTTTACATTATCTCGCTCCAAACACAAGGATTAATTTAATAGTTTAACCCCATCTCGCTCCAAACACAAGGATTAATTTAATAGTTTAACCCCCCCCTCGGCCCGTAAATTGTCCCGCTCCAGACAGCCTTGCCCTCCTTGTCCTTCTCGGTCCAGACCTTGCGTGTCTTATCCTCCCCAACGTCAGCAGGCAACCAACAACACCTGCAGTTTGGATGCAACGGGATGATGCTGCCTGCCTTGTCGATGGGCATGACAGTTCCGTCCATATCTGCGCAGAGTGGGCACACCAAGTCGTCTGAGGCTGAAGACCACTCGACCATCACGCCAACTTCTTCAACGCCCATATTCTTGAGTGCCTCAAGTTGTCCATCCGCGTGAGCCCGTATTGTCTCCGTGCGGGCTATCATCGTGCCACGATTCCTGCTGCCTCCTACAATCTTGTTCAACTCCCTGCCAGTCTCTCGTGGGCTCCTGCCCTGAATGATGCTGTCGGTCATGATCCGATTCATCTTCGTGGACATGTCCTGCGTCACTCCCTTCAAGTCCATGAACGAGCGAGATGCCAGCAGGTTGACCCTTTCGATCGAAGCGGGTTGCCGGAAGGAGCTTCGCAGGAACTCGTCCCGCTTGCCTCGGTAGTAGTCCATCTTGGAGTTGAACTTTTCAGAGTGCTTCTCCGAGTACTTCTTCATGGCGTCGTCAAACGCACGGCCCTGCCCCTTCTCGTACGATTCCTTGATGTAGCGTTCGAGCCAGTTGTGATTTCCTCCCAGGATAGTATTGCTCAACTGGCTATCAGCCCACTTACGAAAGTCAGCCAGTTGCTCAGCAGTGGTCAACGCGGTATAGTGTGCATGTGCTGCGAAGACCCTGCCCACCGTGGCTACTTGCTTCTCCTTCAAGCCGAACTTGTCTTCGCTGTCGACCGCCTTCGTGATGGCCTGCTCCAGCTTGCGGAACCTGGCAGACATCTCCTGCATGAATCTCCTGCGAATCATCGCCGTGCGGGACGGATCCATTCGCAGCGTGTTGCTCTTGCTGTGAACTAATGCACGCATGTCACTTTCCCTTCACCGGTGCAACCGGCTTCGGCTTGCCAATCTGCTCGATGCTCTTTTCCTTCTCCACGATGTCCAGGTCAGCCATTGCTTCTTCGCGTTCGTCAACCGGCTGTGAAATGCCACCCTCTTCTACATGGGATGTCGTGGCTTCGCTGATCTCCTCTGCTTCCTCATCCGTGAAGTGGAGCACCTTGGTCAGAAAGTTCTTCGGTTCAATGAGCACGTCAACGCTGCCGCCCACGTACTTGGACATCGCGTCCGTGATCAGTCCCGCGTTCGTTGCTTGCTCGATGGCATTGGCTTCGCTCAGATCGGGCCAAGAAACGCTGTAGCCCTCCGGCTCGGGCAGGAAGCCCATGACGATGCAGCGATCCACGAACGGCACGATGAGTCGCGGTGTGACGTACATCCTCTGCCGTGCTCGCAGGCGATCGTCCCACGTGTCCTTGTCCTGCCCGGATGACAACTCGCCACGCTCGCTGCCCATGAACACCCGCTTGGGAATTCCCAACTTAATGCAGATGGCTTCAAGCTGCGTGTTAATCTGAGGAGTTGGATCAACCACTTGGGGAGCCAACGACTTGGCGCTCATGCCCATCAGGGAGAAGTACCTTTGCAGGCCGTTCATGTACTGCTCCATCGATTCCCTTGTTGCAGCGGCATCCACCTCAACGTCCCCACCCAACTGGGGATGTGTCTCCAATGAGATGCCTGGGAAAGCACCCCGCCAATACATCTCCGCCGATCCCCCATACAACTTGCAGAGGTTGTGGAGGTTGTTGAACACGGGACGCATGCGAGGCACACCGAACAACTCACTAGATCCGAGGTTGTCTGCAAGGTGAACCACGCGTGACCAGTGCACGGATTCGGTGGTGGTGATCTGTCCTTGCCCCGAATGCACCTCTGCCGGATCGGCGAAGGTCAACAAGTACATCGTGGGCTTTCCGTAGCGGGGATTGCCCATGTCCATCTCGTAAGCACTGATCTGTGCCAGCGATTCGTCGAACACCCTCAAGAACAGCAGCTTCCTTCCGGGCTTGGGTTCCAGGGGTGCGTTGAGTGGCAAACCATCGTCGGCACCCAGCAGGAGCACCCCGTACGATCCGACTCCGCTCATGACATCCGCACGCAGCAGTGCATCCCAGATCGGACTTCCCTCCTCGTCTTGGTACCACGATTCACCGCGAAGGCCGTTCGTCATTTCTTCCCATGCCTGCTCGAACTGAGTCTCCACGTCCATGTCTTCATCCTCGAACACGCTGGGTTGCACTTTCCACGTCTCCAGGGGAACAACCTCGACGACGCGTGCGGCCACTGACTCCCTGTCGAACATGTTCCTGTACATCTGCGGAGTGAGTTGCGAAGTCTCAGGATATCCGCACTCGTGGTTCAAGTCCCTGCGGGGATCCATCAGGGAACTCATCAACTGCGTGCGAGACATCATGGCGTTGGCAACTAGCTCTGCATGGATCCAGCGCTTCTGCATGTCCTCTTGTGCATTGGTTACGACCTTGGCTTTGCGTGGCATGGCATCTTCCTTTTCTAAAGTCTCATAGCGCCTGCAGTGGCACGGATGGATTTGCGTTCGAGTCCAAACACGGCCAGCACCAAGCTGTCCGCTTCATCGGGGCTGCATCCCAGCAGCTCCGTCAGAGTGACCTCCTTACTATCGAGGTTCTTCTTGTTCTTGGGGGGCAGGTACAGTCGTCCCTCCGCATCATAGAGCAACGGGATTGGAGCCAGTTGCCGATGCACTTCAGTATACTGTGACGGAATCGAAAAGGGCAGCGGGTTCTTCGGATCCAGTCGCTGCCGCAACAGGCCATACATCTCTGCTCTGCGATTCCTGTAAATGTACCGCTCCTCGACTTCCTCCACACGCTCCTTCAATGTCTTCAGCCGTCGTGCCTGCTTCGGGTCACTGGCCGCCTCGCCAAATCCTACAGTGCGTACTCCGTGGCCCTGCGCCCGCAAGAAGTCCGCGTGCTCCTTGCCACCACCACCGCGATCGAACAACACATCGCTCGGATGCACCTGCCACTCTCGCATGAGAGCCAGTGTTCTTCCAGGAATCACAGCCGTGTCCGGCGTCTGATAAGCCTCCTGGAACAAGACGCCAAACTTGTCGCACACGGTCCATGCCGTCTTGTCTCCGCCCTCTCCCGTATCTATCCCCAGCGCTCGCTTCTCCTTCTGCCGTCGTCCATCCAGACTCTGTGCCGCCTGCTCTGCTCGAGCCAGCCACTCTGGCGGGAACAGCATGATCTCGGCACCACGATAGAACTCTGCCCTGAGCGACACACACTGCTGCATCGGATCCCACGTCGCCAAGTTCTTCAAGTATTCGGGATAGTCTTTGACTCCGTCAATGATTACTCGGTTGCTGGGCTCCTTCCCCTGCGCCTTCTCCAACAGCGCAAGGCGGACATTTGGACTGTCCTCCGCACGGATGCGGATCACGCGGCGATAGCAACGCTTGTTGTCCTCATCATACAAGGTGCCTCCCGGATCTCGCATCCTCGGATCTCCGTTCACTGCCTTGTAAAAGAAGTTGGCACAAGGCCACGTATTGCCGATGATCAGAGCGCGCTTGGCCCACGTGCTCGCCATGAGCCAATAGTCATCTGCCACGCTGCTCGACTCGTCCGCCACAAACAACGTGCGCGGTACTCCGTCCCCCGTGTTGGCAATATGGTGGCCCTGCATGGACGCGATGCTGTCCTGGCTCGCCACCATGCCCTTGACATAGCTCAGCGGACATACGGTTCCGTCTGGCAACTTCTTGAGAATCTCTCGGTGGTGCATAATAAAGGGGCCACCACGATCACTGTCCAGCGGATACTTCGCGCTCTGCACAAACCTCTTGATCTCTCCCCACAGCACCCGCAAGTGGTCATCCTTGGCAGAGGTGGTGATGATGCGGCAAGGACTGCGAGACAGGAAGAACCACACCACGAGAAATCCCGCGATAAAGTCTTTGCCCAGCATGTTCCCTGCCGGCACCACCGTCATGTCATCGTTGATGATGGACTGGACGACCTCGACCTGCTTGTCGTAGAAGTGGACATGCGGCCACATCAACGTGGCAAACTTGAGCGGGTCCGTCAAGAGAGTCAAGGGCTCATTACAGATCATGTCTGCTGCTCAATAAACTTAGTGTCGATCACTTGCCGCTCGCGCTCCACCTGTGCCAACAATGCCGTGATCAGATCTGTCCCCAGATTCACATTCACGGCTGCTCCATCAGTACCGATGATTCCCAAGTGCTTCATGACGAGAGGCAGCGCCTGATCCTTGCTCATAAGTTCCACCTCTATGTAGCTTTCACTTCCTGTCTCCGTCGTCTTCGTGCGGCACTTGAACTTCGTAATGCAGCGACGGATATGTGCAGGGATATCCTCCAGATTCTTGACACAGAAGATGCCATCTCCCATGCTCGTGAACAGGTGGATGGGATCAAGATAGAGGACTGTTGCCAGATGCTCCAGCACATCCTTCGCATTCAGGCCCACCTCCGTGATCCGTCTCTGCAAGGACTTTCCAATCAGTGCAGCCACCGCAGCGTTCTTCAAATTCTTATATCCTGCCACACCTGGATTCTTATATCCAGCCGCTCTTGCAGCTCTCGTTGGATTGAACATCTCATCTGCCAACAGGTGCTCAACAAACAACCTCTGATTGGGTGTCAACCGATCCATATTGGCACCCCGCACACTGGGTTGTATCAATGATGATCCCATACTCTACCACATCCTCATCACACTCTATACCTCCAACACACATCAAAACTCGGGGAAGCCAGCAGGGACTAGCTTCACCCGAGCGTATCGCTTTGGACATCTTCATGTTGTGCTTGCAAGGCGGAGACCTCGCCCTCGGTAGTACTTGCCTAAGGATCATCTGCCGCGACGGCCTCCGCCAGCCGCTCCTCGGCAATCACTAAATCAGTCAACCTCTCGGAATGCACCATCGCCCACCCGTCAGCAGAGAACGATCTCTTTGTGTTACCGCCTTCGGTTACATGTTTTGTGGCTTCAGTAAACACGAGCAAGTGTGCCTCAGCCGCCGCAAGCCGCTCCTGAAGTTCCGCACAGCGTCCGCACTTT